GGACGAGGTAACGGGAGTCGTCGTTCCAGACCCGCCTTCCTGGCTCGGGCCTGGGTTCGAACATAAGGCCGTATAAGGCGCTAGCCATCTGCACGTCATAGCCGTACCCCCACCAGTAGACCTTACGGAAAACTGCGGGGCGGTAGCATCTGACGTATCGGATGGACCCGCGAATGCGGGTGACCCACCTTGCCTCCTCGTCGTGGATGACGATGTCGCCCAGGGCTTCTGGCCCCCGGCAACGTCGAATCGCAACTGGAATCCTATCCAGAATGCGAAACCAAGAACGAGTAAGGCGACGACGGACGTCGTTGGAGAGGGCATTTTGAGATGCCATCCTGCGAAGTCCGTTTGCAAAGGTGATCCATTCTTGCGGTTCATTTGGAAATTCCTTCAAAAGGTAAGGCCTCACGGCCTGGCCAGCAAAGAAGTCTCCACCGCAAGATTCCCGAAACTCGCTATCTAGGAACGTTTTCCTAGGGTTCGGCGTAAAACCGCAGAACCGGAGCATCGAGATAACGGCATCTGCAAGGTGCGTAGGGACGATAATATCGTCACCGAACACCCACATATTTACCCCCGGCTTCAAGCTGTCATCCAAGCCCATTATGAGGGCAGTAAAGACGGCAGTCTCGAGTTCAAAGGTAAAACCGTTACCCATAGCACTAAACTTTTCAAGGAGATACCAAACCTTCCCAGGTTTAGACCCCTCCCCACGTCTCACGACGCTGGCAGGAACCTTGGTTAAAGGTTCACGAAGCCAGTAAAGGAGGTCGTGCCACTGGTTGGGTAGTAACAGCTTGACCAAAGCTGTACTGACACAGTCACTAGCAGAGCTAAGATCTATCGTCGCAAATTCGCCGCTCTTTGATGCGGCACAGGCGACCTGCCTGTGGATTTCTTGCGCGTGGTCGAGATCAAGGCCCCTTAGACGCAATCGCCGACGTAATTGCTTCCCAACAGCAAGCTGGTAGGAAACGTTAATCGACGGACCCTTCGCGCACGCACGAAGGATCGTTGCATCTTTGGGAACCGTAAAATACTCGTTACCACGACAGATAGACCATCGCTGATTTCCGAGCGCTTGCGCAGCGCGACCCCATGCGGTCTCAATCCAGAGACCGTAGAGGAAGTCGCAATCGGAGGTCGCGGTAGGCGTGCTAGACATCTTATCCGGAGCAAGACATCTAACCGACGGATCAGAGACTGTCGCACCAGGACCAAATTTGGGAGTAAGGTCCAACGGTACAGAGTTACCGATAAGCCAACGCATAGCTTTTTTCGCACTCAGGAAGAATCCTTCCAAAGACGCACCCTGGCCTTCCAACGGGAGTAAAGTACCGTTGGTGTCTAGGTAGGGTGACAAGCGCTGATTAGTTCGATAACACTGACGCTCCGCCCAGAGCCATTTCTCTTCTGTAGCCTTTTCCCGGTTGATTTCTCTAACCGGTAAGCTCTCGACCTTCCGAAGAAGGTCAGTAGCCTGGCTCCATAGGAGGTAGGTTTCTGGTGAAACGAAGCTGCGGGGATCAACCCGAAGTTGAACGAGCTGATCCCACTCGCCACTACGTATCAGTATCGCTACTGATAACGAGCGAGCACAGTCAAGCGATTCCATTATGGATATCGCTACTTCCTGCATCTCAGGCGTCAATTGACTCTCCAAGTTTAATTGACTAAGCCGGACCCCCCACTTTCGTGAGGGACTAGCCTGGGTGGATTAAGTCGGACCGTAGCCCGACTGGGAGATTGCCTTCGCCGCCGCACTCGCAAGGAGGTTGGCGAACTGAGCGACCGCTTCGTTGATGGACGTGGTGTCCATCGTCGTCGGGAACTCGAACGAGGCACTGCACCGAGTCGAGTCGATCACGGACGTCACGTTCGTCGTGGTGTTGGTGGCGATCTGCGGATAGACGTGAGTCCACCGCACCTCGCGACCGCGACCATTTCGAGTCGTACGTCCGCTGGCACGCAGCTCCGGTTGATGACCAGGAGCGGTGCCGACCGTGGTCGATTTCCACACCGCCTGCACCGCGTCTCCCGACGAGGGCTGGATGGAGGTGTAAGTGACGTCGGTCACACCGTCATTCTTCTTGACGGTGATGTTTGCTGCTTGAGGCATTTCTGCCCTTTCAAAGGTAGAGGTTAATGTCCTCGGAGACTCTGTAAAAGGAGACTCGAGGCGTTCAAAGCACGTGGAAGATTACTCAACCATGTGCGGGATCTCACCATCCGGAAAGGAGGGAGCCCAAGTGCACGCTTCGTTTGTGTGACCTGGCCGACACACTGTGAAAACTGACCAAAAGCCGGAAATGAATACCGGAGGTCATAACTCACATCCCACGTTCTGCTGTAATACGCGCCGGTAAGCGCGAGACCAAGCATGTCGTCCAGAGAGTTAAGGTAACCCCCTATATCGACAAACCAGTCAACAACAAAACTGAAAGGGATATCTTCCCAAGCCCACGATAGCGGGTTGGTTAAACCCATTGACGCGGCCAAGTGTAGGTTTGGATTGGTAATAGTTACCGTTCCGCCCACAGTTGCTTTGACCTTACCGAGGAACCTGGAGGTTACCAGGTCTCCGCCGTTGACCGTATGATCGACCCGCGTAAACTTATAGTCTACGGGCTCTTTCACATGGACTTCGGTACTCTTAGGGTCAAAACCGGTTGATAAGATCTTAACACCGTCCCAAATATCCGACAGGAGTGGTTTCCACCCATACGAATATTCTAACCAGACGGAACCGAGATCTCTGCCATTATTACGCCAGCCTTTAGGCGTTTTATAATGGTGCCCACTTAACTTCGGGTTAGCAGTCGTTAAGAGGCGCCAAGCAGTGGACCAACTGCCTCTCTTGAACTCGCGATGAGCGCGTCCGAGAGACAAAAGACGATTAGCGATCATATCGACCGTTTGCCGTCCCTGCAGGAGGTTAACCATCTGTTCAGTGCGAGGGTTTACCTCGTCCATGAACTTTTCCCGAGCCTTGTTAAGGGCCCGGACGATTTCCACTGTTTCATCGCCAGGTTCGAATGCAGTGAATGCCCAGTCGCTACTAAAGTTAGCTGGATTTCTCCAGATACCTGCGTAGTTCTCGGCATTACCCCAGCATGCGCCCCCGGGTAGGCTACAAGTTGTTATGCGACGGGTGAATTTGTAGTAGGGTAGCGGAAGGTCGTAAGGCTTTGCCTGACGATACCTCTGATACCTCTCATACATAGCACCTTTTCCGAGGGAGGACCCCGCGGAAAATTGTCCGATGATGGGGCCCGTAATTGGATTTGCCATCATCAACCTTTCGATGAGAAGGGCATACTTGTATCTGCAGCATGCGTGCACACACTGCGCCTAATATGGTGTCTTGCCGTGAGGTTTCGACACACATCAGTTTCTGGGCACTCAACCCAGAAGGTTCACGACTCCCGCGATCGTCAGAAGGACCTAGGTCTTCCTGCCCGAGACGCGCTACTGTGAAGTCAGCAGTAGGAGAAGCTGGTACGCTTCCCCGAAGAGTCATGTGAACAAACGGTGCCCTTGGGCACCGTAGAAAG